GAATGGAGTATTTAAATAATGGCCAATTTATTTGGATTTGAGATTCGTCGAGCGGTCGACCCACAAGAAGAGCAAGATAAACAACCGGCATTTGCACCAGAAATTAAAGATGATGGTGCTGTTGTCGTCGCCGCTGGAGGGGCATATGGTACCTATGTAGACCTACAAGGTGCTGCTCGTACAGAGGCTGAGCTTGTAACAAAGTATCGTGAGATGTCAATGCACCCTGAGGTAGAGCGTGCTACTGATGATATTCTTAACGAAGCTATTGTTCTTGAAGATAAAGAGAAGATTGTTCAGATTAATTTAGACGATACTAAGTTATCAACTAATATTAAAAAATTAATTACGACAGAATTTGAGTCTGTCTTGACATTATTAGACTTTAATAAGTCAGCATACGATATATTCAAACGTTGGTATGTTGATGGTAGAATGTACTACCATATCATTATTGATATAACAAAGCCAAACGAAGGGATAAAAGAATTACGATATATTGATCCGCGTAAGCTACGTAAGATTCGTGAAATAAAACGTAAGCGTGATAGACAGTCACAGGTCACACAAACGCAGACAGTACAAGAATATTTTATTTACAATGAAAAAGGCTTTCAAAATAAAGCTGGTGAAGTAGGTACAGCAACATCAGTGCAAGGTCTAAAGATTGCACCTGATAGCATCATTCACACAACATCAGGTGTTCTAGACCCAATGAACACTGTTGTACTAAGTCATTTACATAAAGCAATTAAGCCATTGAATCAGCTTAGAGCTTTAGAAGATGCAACAATTGTTTACCGTATCTCTCGTGCACCTGAACGCCGTATATTCTATATCGATGTAGGTAACCTTCCAAAGATGAAGGCTGAGCAGTACATGCGCGACATGATGCAACGTCATAAGAATAAAGTTGTTTATGATTCATCAACAGGTGAGATTCGTGACGATCGTAAGTTTATGACGATGTTAGAAGATTACTGGCTACCACGTAGAGATGGTTCACGTGGTACAGAGATTACAACATTACCAGCAGGTCAAAATCTTGGCGAGTTGGCTGACGTCGAATATTTCCAAAAGAAATTATATGAATCGCTAAATGTACCTACCACACGTTTACAACAAGACGGTGCGTTTATATTTGGTCAGGATCAAGAAGTATCAAGAGACGAAATCAAGTTTGGTAAATTTATCGACCGTCTTCGTATGAGATTTAACCACCTCTTCCTTGAGGCATTGAAAAAGCAGTTATTGCTTAAAAATGTTATGATGGAGGAAGATTGGGAAGCAATTGAGTCTAATGTTAAATTTGATTACACAAAAGATAATTACTTTGAGCAACAAAAGACTACAACAGTAATGCGTGATAGATTAACATCATTAGATCAACTACAACCGTATATTGGTAAGTATTATTCTAATGAGTGGGTACGTAAGCACGTTCTCTATCAATCGGATGAAGAGATTGAAGAGATGGATGAACAAAATATGTCTGAGCAAGAGAATCCATTATATAAACAACAGGTTGATGAGGGTGGTAATCCGGTGCAAGGTGGTAATGCTCCTCCTGGTCAAAACAATCCTCAAGGCCCTGGTGGCGGTGGATTTGGCTCGGTAGCTCCCACGGAACAATTCAACTAAATAATTGGAGAAAATATGAGTGAAAAACAATACACAATTGATGACATGATTAATGCTGCACGTGCAGAGAGTCCTAGTGACTTCCAATCAGCATTTGCATCAATTGTATTAGATAAAATCGCAGATTCTATTGAAGCAAAAAAGATAGAAGTCGCAAAGAATTATTTTAACTACGAAGACGCTGATGCGGAAGCATCGGAAGAACAAGAGGAAGAACCGAATGAAAACACTGAAGCAGCTGCTGGAACTGAAGAAGCCTGAAGTCCCTACTCCATCTTCGCCTGTCGAGCCTGACTCGGTGACAGCCTATGTCCCAAAGACAAAGGATGAAAAGCGTTTTATGGACAAGCATGTTATCAAAAAGACGGATGATGTCAATGGTAACGGTGATGATCACTTCCGCGCAACAAATATTAAGCCGCATGATCGTTCAAAAGGACATGGATACAATCCTGGTGAAGATCAGAAAGTGTATGAGTCAAAAACACTTAAGCAAGTGCTTGGTGAGAAGCATCTGACACCAGCTGAGTTAGCTAAGCGTGAGGATATTGCTCAAGGTATTGAGAAATCTGATCCTAGCATGGCGATGGATAAGAAGATGGCAATTGCTACTGCTCAAGCTAAGAAGGTTGCAGAAGAAACAAATGATCTGTTTCATGTATTTGCAGAAGACATTCGTGGTGATATTCTAGAAGTATATGAGCTTTTAGATGAAGCACACAAGCAGATCTTCATAGAATTAATTGAAGCAGAAGATTACGATGCAGTAATCGAAGTGACTAAGGAGGTCCTAAATGGCTGATGTAATGAAATTTATTGGTTCGCAACTTGTTTTAACAACAGCGAACAATGTAGCGAGCGCACCACTTGTTTTATTATCGAATCTTGATGGCGCCAACTCCGCCAACATTACACAAGCATGGGCAAATGGTACAACAAAGGCTGTATTTACGTTAGGGCATCACAGTACTGGTTTTGCAAGTTATGTCGTAATTAAAGAACCAACAGACACTCTTGCTGTAACACAAACTGGTGGGCCAATACGTGCCGTTCCTGTAGCTTACCGTTGAGGCCAATCATGAAATTAATTACCGAATTAAACGAAGACGTAAAATATATTATTGAAGAAAAAGAAGGCAAGAAGCACGTCTTTATTGAAGGTATTATCATGCAAGGCGAAATAGAGAATCGCAATGGTCGCATGTATAAGATTAATACGCTTGAAAAAGAAATGAATCGTTACAACGAACAGTATGTAATGAAGAATAGAGCATATGGTGAATTAGGACATCCTTCTGGTCCAACAATTAATCTTGAGCGTGCATGTATTATGTTCAAGAAATTATATCGCGAAGGCAATAATATCATGGGTAAAGCAAAGGTGCTTGATACCCCAATGGGTAATATTGTCAAGGGACTGGTAAGTGAGGGTGCTTCACTAGGTATCTCTTCTCGTGGTATGGGTAGTATTAAAGAAAACAGTAACGGTGTCATGGAAGTACAAGATGACTTTCATCTAGCTACTGCTGGAGATATTGTTGCTGATCCTTCCGCTCCTGACGCATTTGTGCGTGGTATTATGGAAGGTGTTGAGTGGGTATGGGACAACGGTCTTCTTAAAGCAGAGCGTGTCGAACAATATAAACAAGAAATTAATCATGGTGCCCGCCAAAAAATATCCGAAGAAACTGCAATTAAAGTATTTAATCAGTTCTTCAAAGACCTTTCGAAAAGATAATTTTATAAATAAATAAAAGTCAAAGGAGCCTTAAATGACCGTTAAAGAAAAACAACTGGACGAAAAGATCCAAACTGGTGGCGGAGCTACTGGTGTTGCCCATACAACTGACCCTGTTGCTAAGAATGCAACTCTGCCAGCATCTAACCTAGGTAATGGTGAATCGATGAATAGAATCGCTCACATCACACCTGGTGAAGGTGAAGAAGAGACAAGCACAGAGAACAATGTCAAGACAACAAAAGATACTGCTGGTAGCAACAAAGCTACTATTGGTATGAAGGGTAGCTCTGCTACACCTGGTCAGACATACAGCTTTGCGCCAAACAGTGTTAAAGAAGACGTTGATGCTATGTTCAGTGGTTCAGACCTATCTGAAGACTTCAAAGAGAAGGCTACAGTTATTTTTGAAGCAGCAGTAACAGCTCAAGTTAACGAAGCAATTACACAACTTGAAGAGCAATACAATACTGCTCTTGAAGAAGAAGCACAAAAACTTTCAGAAGATCTAACATCTAAGATTGACCAGTACATGGAGTATGTGGTTGAGCAATGGATGGCAGAGAACCAAATTGCTATTGAGCACACTCTGAAATCTGAAATTACAGAAGACTTCATTACAAAACTAAAAGGTTTGTTTGAAGAGAGCTACATTTCCGTTCCCGAAGAGAAGTTCGACATTGTCGAAGACTTGACAGGAAGAGTAGAAGAGATTCAGACTCGCCTTGATAAAGTCATGGAAGAAAACATGACACTGAAAGGTGAATTGAGTGAATCAACTCGTGAAAAGATTCTTGCTAATGTGACAGAAGGACTCGCTGCTACACAAGCAGAAAAGCTAGTTGCCCTTGCGGAAGGTGTTGAATTTGATTCAGCAGAAAACTATCGCAAAAAACTAGAACTCGTTAAGGAAAATTATTTCCCTGTTGAGAAGTCTGGAAAGCAAAATCTTCTTGAGCAAATCGAAGAAGACAATGCAGAGCCACAAAAAGCAACTGTAAATAGCCCTGTGTCATTTTATGCACAAGCTATTTCCAGAACGGCTAAAAAATAAG